AGGTACAGTATGGTTTTATAGGTAGAGATAATAATGGGTGGGCAGGACCTTATGGACCAGAGATCTATAATGTTAGTTTTAGTTTAAAATATTCTGTAGACCCATGTGCAACAAATATATTCAGTAGTCCATCGTGCCCAGGGTATTTGGATGCTTTGGCTAAATTAGCTCCTAAGACTACTACAACAGAAGCTACAGTATCAGCGCCACCTCCACCTCCACCTGAAATGGTTGCAATGGTACCAGGAGCCCCGCCACTCCCGGGTAGTCCTCCACCTCCCGGTAGCCCCCCTCCGCCTGAAGGCTCACAACCTCCACCTCAACAAAGCGGCCCTGCTCCAGCTGGAGCCCCTGCACCTGGACCAATGCAACAAGCATCGGCTCAACAACCAGCGCCTGGGGGGCAACAGGCAAAGGCTGGTGAGGTAAGCGACTCTTCAGGGTCATCTAAGACTACTGTTTCTTTATCTTCTGTTCTTAGTATGATTAGTTCTAATCAAGATAAGACGTCTGCACTAGAAAAGTCTGTAGTTCAATCTGCCGACTCACAAGCATTTTCTGCAGGTGAAACGGCCAAGCAACAAGCTGAAAAGATTGCAGGGGATCAACAATCACAAAGTATGAGTGCAGGGGGTGGGTCAACTAGCACTACACAGACAGCAAGTTCCCAAGCATCATTTACTCAAACACAAAGTTCAATGGCTTCCTTACAGGGAGGTCAGCAATCAAGTAATGCATCTAATACTGCAAGAGTACAACAATCTATTAACAGCAGTATTAGTTCTCAGTCAAGTACTTTAAACTTTACCGGTACAATAACTCAACAAAGTAGTTATCAAAATACAACCAGACAAGAAACTAATGTATCTGTGGCTACCCCTACAGTATCTTATAGCTTAGTCGCACCTACAAGACAGTCAATTCAACCTCAAGTGGAATTACCCATGCTTGAGGGTATAAAGTTTGGAGTTAAAAATGCAGTTGACTCAGCAATGGAGTCAAGACCCTTTGTACCTCAAATGAACGATAATTCACAACAAAATGATAGTGTGAAGAAAAATGTTGCAAATAACGAATTAGCTGGTAATGTATCGATTGAGTCAATTGCAAAACAACCTGCAAATTATGCACAATATTTTGTTATGATGCCAGATGTTGCATTTTATGCACCTAAAGAAATTTATAGAAATCAAAGAACTGTAGATAACGTCAGAGCATTAAGACAAATGAGTTCTGATAGATTACACCAACAAATGGTTGACCAACAATACAAATAAGGAAGTAAAATGGCAGAAGAAATTAAAAATGTTAACGCTAAGATTGACGAAGCAGAAGCAGCAGTAAAGAAGTACGCTTCAAAAGATACTGTTATCAGTATTGGTGGTTATGAATTTACCCCAGCAAAATTAATGGTTGCATTTACTATTGTATCTTCTACACTTGGCGGTCTTTATGGTACATTTGAAGTATACAAAGACTATCAAGGTATGAAGAAGAAGATTGCCTCTTACGAAGCACCAGATCTTTCTGGCTTCGATAAGCGTTTAGCTGTTATAGAAGAGAACAGTCAAAAGACAAGCGATTATACTCGTGATATTAAAGTAGATTTAAAGAATGATCTTCGCCGTAATGAGACTGTTACCGAACAGGTTGAACGTGGGGTAAAGGCTGCTCAACGTGAAACAGAAACTGAAATGAGAGAGATGCGTAAAGCAGTTCGTGAAGACTTAGAAAAAGCTCGTAACGAGGCAAGTGTAATTCGTAGAGAGATGGCGGATGCTCGTAGAGAAATAGAACGTGAAGTTGTTCAACTTAAAAAAGAAGTTGATAGTAAGATACAAAAAGCAATCGACAACCCACTGGCAAACAAATAATGTTTGGAACCGCTCTAGCCCTCTACATGTACATTAAACCACCTGAATGTATCAGGTGGACTTGGAGCGGGGATGTATATAACCGAAAGGTAGTCTGTTTGGAGTGGCGTAAAAAAGACAAAGAGGAGAAGAAAAAATGATCGATCCAATGACAGCACTTGCAGGTATACAATCTGCAATAAGCATGGTTAAGAAAGCTAGTAAAGTAGCTAACGATCTGGGATCCCTTGCTCCTATGATCGGTAAAATGTTTGATGCTAAGAGCACTGCCACAAAAGCTTTAATGGAAGCTAAGAAGTCTAAGAAAGGTTCTAACATGGGAACCGCTCTTCAGATTGAAATGGCTTTAGAGCAGGCCAGAGCGTTTGAAGAAGAACTAAAGATGTTGTTTATGCAGACAGGCAAGATTGATGTCTGGAACAAGATTAAAGCCCGTCAAGCAGAAATGGATGCTGATGATGCCAATGATTTAAGAATGTTTAACGATCAAGAGCGTAAACGTAAACAAAAAGAAGCAGAGCTAAATGAGTGGGCAGTAATATTAGGTGCAAGTGCATTTATTTTATTCATACTGTTTATTGGTGGTTATGAACTGCATCAATTTTGTCAAACAGGTAACAGGTGTGGAAGATGAACGAATATCAAAAAACTTTTGATATGTGTTTAAAGATATTTGTATATGGCTGCGTAGCATTATACTTCTTAGGGTTTCTTAAATTTCTTCCAGATGACCTGTCTGACAGATTAGTTAATGGTTTGATAGGTAGATTTCTACCTGGTTAATAAATATTTTTAAAGGAGAAAATTATGTTAGACATTTTACTTTGGGTAGCGGTAGGTGCATTTATTGGTTGGAATTTCCCCCAACCATTCTGGGCTAAAATGATGCAAGAAAAAATTCAAGCAATGATTGCTAAAAAATAAGGAGTACATATGGCAGAAGAAAAGAAACCTTTAAGTAGGAGTGAACGTGAAGCTCAGATCAAAGACAAAGCCGGGTGGCTTATTACCGTACTTGCTGCACTTCTGGCCATTAATACCTATATTGCTTCTGGCAATAGTTCTAAGGTATTAAACAATACTATTAAAGCCAACGATACCTGGGCCTTTTATCAGGCTAAGTCTATTAAGCAGACCCTGGCTGAAATGGCTAGAGACGATGCTGTTGAAAGAAAACAATTTGAAAAAGCAGATAAATTAACTGCTAAAATTAATCGTTACGAATCTGAACCAGCTACTGGTGAAGGTAAGAAGGAATTATTTGCTAAAGCCAGAGCATTAGAAGCCGAGCGCGATGAAATTCGTAAATCAGGCCCCTGGATGACGTTTGCAGGTTCTGGTTTTCAGATTTCTATCGTTCTATTATCAGCTAGTATATTAGCTGTTGCTCCTGCACTTTACGTTGCAAGTATTGTAGTTGGTGCATTGTCAGCGTTACTAATGAGTCAAGGAATATGGCTCTGGTTGCCGATTGTATTATAATGTCTTATTCTCAACAAGTAATAGATCATTATGAAAATCCCAGGAATGTCGGATCTTTTGACAAGAGTGATCCTAGTGTTGGTACTGGTATGGTTGGGGCGCCTGCTTGCGGCGACGTAATGAAACTACAAATAAAGGTTGATCATGTTACAGGTATTATTACAGATGCGAAATTTAAAACGTATGGCTGCGGATCGGCTATTGCGAGCTCGAGTCTCGTTACAGAATGGGTTAAAGGAAAAACGCTTGACGAAGCAGGGAGTATTACAAACTCCAGAATTGCCGAAGAACTAGCTCTTCCTCCAGTTAAAATACATTGTTCAATACTTGCAGAAGATGCAATAAAGGCGGCTATTAATGATTACAATTACAGATGTTGCGAAGTCTAAGATTATAGACTTATTACGAGAAGAAAATAACCCTAAAGTTTCGTTAAGAACTTTTGTAGTGGGTGGGGGATGTTCCGGATTCAATTACGGATTTACCATGGACGAAGTTATGAATGAAGATGACTTTGAATTTCCTCTGGATGAATTCAGAGTCTTAGTTGATGCAGCGAGTATGCAATATTTACAAGATGCCAATATTGATTATAAAGATGAATTTATGAAGAAAGAATTTGTAATTACTAACCCCAACGCAAAACATACCTGTGGATGTGGTAGCAGTTTTAGTGTCTAATGCTATTAATTAATGAACTCAAAGAAGTATCGCAGCATCTTTATCAGCGACGTTCATTTAGGTACTAATGATTGCAAAGCCGGTAAACTAAATAATTTTTTAAAATATAATACCTGTGATACTTTATACCTGGTGGGTGATATAATTGACGCCTGGCGCATACAACAAAACAAATGGCGTTGGAAGCAGTCTCATACTAATGTTGTAAGACGGGTTCTGGGACATGCCAAGCGCGGTACCAGGGTAATATATATTGCTGGTAATCATGATGAATTTTTGCGACCAATGATACCTTACGGTTTTAGTTTCGGTCTGGTAGAAATTCACAATCAAATAGAACATATTGGTGCAGATAGTAAGCATTATCTTGTTACACACGGTGACATGTTTGATGGTATTACTAGTCTTGCCCCTTGGTTAGCATTTTTAGGAGATCGTGCATATGATGTGGTTTTATCGCTCAATAACAAATTCAATTGGATACGCCATCGCTTTGGTTTTGGGTATTTTAGTCTTAGTCAATATCTCAAAACAAAAGTAAAAAGAGCAGTAGACTTTATATTCCACTTTGAAAAAAACTTAGCTGGGTATTGCAAAAAACGCGGCTACGATGGCGTAATTTGTGGTCATATACATCATGCTGAAATAAAAGAAATAGACGGTGTGGTATACATGAACGATGGTGACTGGGTGGAGTCTTGTACTGCCTTAGTTGAACACTGGGACGGGCGCTGGGAAATTATTACCTGGACTAAGGAAACAGATGAATCTATCTGATCAAATTACTATCGTTGTACCTTGTAAGAACGAAGAAAATTATATTCACCACTTACTAGATTCTTTCCGTTCTCAAGATATAGGTGATACTAGAATTATAATTGCTGACTGTTCAACTGATAATACTAGACAAGTCATACAGGATAACAGTCATTCCTTAAATGTAGAAATTATTAAAGGCGGTCCTGTTTCTGAAGCTAAGAATAATGGAGCTTACCTAACTAAAACACCTTATATTTTATTCATCGATGCTGATGTTCGTTTCTTTGACAATAACGTTATTAAAGATGCTGTTAGAGAAATAATAACAAAAGACTTAGATCTTGTTGGGTTAAATATTAAATGCTACGATAATGATGTTAGAGCAGTAATTGGATTTACTCTTTTTAATATTATAAACCACACCTTAAAGTACTTCTCACCGTTTGCAGTTGGTGCATTCATGCTGACTCGTAGAGATAGGTTTGAAGAGTTTGGAGGGTTCCCTGAAAAGACTGTAACGTCTGAAGACTACTTCTTATCTCGAATGTACAGCCCTAAAAAGTTTAGGATAGTAAGCCATTACTTCGGACAAGATTCACGCAGATTTAAAAAGATGGGATACTTTGGTATGGCCACATACCTGATAAAGAATTTTATTAACCGCAATAACAAGGTGTATTGGGATAACTTAGATTCTTCCAAATATTGGAATTAATAATGTCTCATATAAAAAAATTTATTGCTCTTTTTCCCACCCCATTGTTTATGATTATGGGGTTTGTTAATTTGTTTTACTTCAATCTACCCATGTGTGGTGGCCAATCATTTGAAATGGCGTTAATGTGGTTTGCTATGTCAATTGCACATTCTAAACCATGGATTAATTTTATAGACAATTAAGGTGCTTTAGGTATTGTCCTTGGAAAGAATTTTATTAACCGCAATAACAAGGCGTATTGGGATAACCTAGATTCTTCTAAGTACTGGAATTAACTTTGTGAGACAATAAACTCGGCTTCAGGTATTCGTACCTTGCCGTTCTTGCTTCCAAGTACGATAACGATACGGCGACCAACATCCGTATCTACCATCATAACAATACAACCGCCGGCTGCATTTGTAGTTCCAGTCTTACTAACAATAAAACTATGACGCTTGCCAACGATAGGGTTGGTGTTATTGAAGGATTGAGATTGCTTTCCAGTTTTAATTGTAAGTACAGCTGTACGACTGGCTTGAGTTATTTCTGAGTAATGACTTGCCTCAAATACTAATCTAAGTAAGTCTAACGCAGTACTGATATTCATTGGACTTAGCCCGGTTGGCTCTACAAACTTAGTCCTCAACATCCCCAGGTAAATTGCTTTTTCGTTCATGTAGCGAATACATTCAAAACGACCACCTGGAAAATTATCACATAACACTTTAGCAGAATTATTATCTGATTTCACTAAAGCCAGTTGAATGTGTTGCTCTCTTGTATACTTACCAAGTTTCTGTTGCATGTTTTGATTACTATCAATAACAGCCATTACGGTCATTAACTTGGTAATACTTGCAATAGAACGAACTTCGGTAATATTGTACCCCTCAATCAAGTTACCCTGATCATCAGTCTCAAGCCAACTTTGTGCAGTAATGTTAACCGCAAATGCATTACTAACAAATAGTAAGAAAGAGAGTATAAGCGCTCTCATCAATTATACCCCAGTATAATATTATGAGGTATAATAATAAAGGGTGCAGGGGAAGGAGTCGCACCTACGACCTCTGGATTATGAGTCCAGCGCTCTTCTACTGAGCTACCCTGCGTTATCGGTCTACAAGTTCCAGGGAAAACCGCCGGGATAAACTTCCGCTTGCTTGCTGTTCCCGTCAATGAAGAATTCGGCTTGAACTGAGCCATCGTTACCCCCTAGCCTGTAGTTAAGTGTGTATTTACCAGAGCATGCATAATTGTCATGCTTAATATGGTCTTTTAAAATAGTATAAAATCTTCTATCTCCGCCCCACCCGTAATCCCAGATGTGACATACTTGTCGATAGAAAGTTGTCTTAAAACAATATGAACTGGTATCTATTAGATAAGCATCTTTATTTACCCATGCAGGCCACCTACCTAATGATTCACAGTTATCAACTGTAATATAATTTTTATCTTTATCAAAAATTTGCCTGAGTGAATAAGCCCAATCAAGCCTCTTACTTTCAATAGTATTTATTAAGGAGTCTATATGATCAGGTTCAAACCAATTATCTTGGTCTAAGAAGAGAACATAATCGTGATTGATAAGATGGCCAATCCCAGCCATGATTCGGTGCCCGTAAAAGCCGCCCCCACCGGTGTTAAACGGTAAGTCCAATCGTTTAACTTTTCCACCTGTAATGATTCTTGCATCGTTTAGTACCTCGTCTACTCTAGATGAAAACTGAACACCATCTACAACCAGAAGGTGTTCTACCTCTTTATTAGTCTGATTTAATACTGAGTGTACAGCATCAGCTAATTCTGGTGACCCTATAGTGGGCGTAATAACTAAAATACTCAATCCCACAACCCCTGATAGTATTTACCGAATAAACGGAACCCATTTGCTTTACGATCTTGATGAGCTTTAAGCCCTACTTGATCGATTTTAATCTTATGAAGATTTTTATTAAAGTCTTTTTCTTTTTCGTCCCATTCGGCATGATCGAAGAACTTTTCTTCACTCTTATCATCTAAATTTTGTTCAAACGCCCAGATCATTTCATTAAGAGCCCAATCCCAACGTTTAAAATGATTTTCATCTGTATCCCAATCATTTTCCTTTGGTGGTGCAGACGTACTCTTTAGTTCTTCTGGTACATCTTCATCATCTACAAAAGGGGATCCGTGCTTAGTCTCTTTGAGCTGTTTAAGCATCGGAACAATGATATGAGAAAGAGTATAATCCATACTCCATGTATCCCATCGATCTATTTTAACGTAATTAATCTTAGGATGAATGAAGTCCAGAATTTTTTGAATACCTTGACAGATAGGCGTTAGACGATCTGACCATTTATCAATGATAGGTTCATCGTATTCGATTTCACGCCAGAAAAAGACTTTTTCCAGTACCGTATATGGACTAATCCAATGGTAGCGGTATTTGCTCAAATATACCTTCACGTCTATTCCTATCTATATTCGTTAACTTAACAGTTTCACCAACTACCTCCATATGGATACGATCACCTTCTCGCCAGTCATCATCTTTACAGAAGTTTTCTGGTAGTTGAAGGATACCGTCTCCGGAACCATCTTCGGCGTCTAAAATTTCAGCAGTATAAGTTTTCATAATATGGTACACCCGAAGGGACTCGAACCCCTAGCCAAGGGATTATGAGTCCCCTGCTCTAACCGTTGAGCTACAGGTGTGTTATTGGTTAACACAGAGCATTACTTCGTTTTTAACGATACGAGTAATAGGGTCGTATACCTGAACCAAACAATTGTATGTACTGGTTTGAGGGAATGGTTGCTGGATAATAATTGGTGGTTGCGGTGCTGGTTGGTTAGCGCGTGCAGCATCAGTTAAGATAGCTCCAACAATTACTCCACCGATAAGAGGAGCAACCCAGTTACCACTACTAGGTCGATGACCGTAATGACCATGATGGCCATAATGACGATATTGTGCAAAGGCACTAGCTGAGACTAGAAGTAACAATACTACAAGAAACTTTTTCATGACTTTTCCTTAGTTGATGCATCTATTATATAGCTATTTCACGTTACTATCAACTGTACTTCTTGCGTAACGCCTCTTTGCGCATAGATACTGAATGTCTCATATAAGGCTTACGTACCTTGACATACTCTACACCATCAATGATACGAATATCAGTATAGTCTTCACAAATCCATTCCTCCGAGTTAATCGGATTAACAAGAGTTACGGGTTGAGTTTTCTTTTCGTTTTTCATAATATTTTGCATTATGACGTGAAACATTATAGACCGGCCAGTTGAATGCCTGAACCGAAAGCTGAATTATATTGATTGTATAGTTCTTTGACTGGTTTTGCACTCCAGACAATCCTATCCCTATTTACCTCAATAGAATGATCTTCAGTAAAAGCCGCATAGGGGAACATACCCATCATAGGTTGTTCAGGGTTTTGACGGGAAGGGACCATTTGTATTGCACATGGTTTACTTAAGGTAAGTATTTCACTACCCGTTACATCTGCAATCAACTCTTCACCTGTAATCAATTTTACAACTTTAATCATGTTACAACAATTTCCTCAATGAATTTATAAGCACATTCTTCATTATAAAAGATTTTAAAAAAATATGCAAGTGTTAACGGGTTATGAAAAAACACTAATATCTGATCATCAAAAACACTGGCTTTAATAACCCAGTTTTTTCTTCTGACAGGTATTAGTGATAGTATGATCATGATCCTCTGAAACGATTTAAATGTCTTTTGGCTAATGCCATTCTAGTTTCGATAATAATATTTAGTAATTTTTTAAACATTATAGCATACCTCTTCTTACCAAAGTTCTCGTTCTTGTCTCTAGATCTTTATGATCTACAGAATCGCTAAGATAACCTTCTATTTCGTTTTGGTATGAAGGGGTAAATGTTCTTCCCACCCATGACCAGAAATCTGATAGTTTAGGGGCGTCGACGCCCTCTAGTGCTTCTAGTTCTTTATTCATATCTTTTCCTTGTCTTGTGAACAATTTAAAAAGCCCCCGAAGGGGCCTAGTCTTACAGATCTCGATCTTGTGGATCTTCTGTAAGTAGTTGGGGTTTAGATTTTTTAGGTTTAGCTTCTGAAGTATCTTTAACTTCGATCTTCTTTGGCTTCTTATGCTCGGGGATAATACGCTCAAGGAAAACCTTTAGCATACCATTGAACATTTCGGCATTTTGTACTTCGATTTGATCATCGAGTGCAAAAGAGCGGGTAAAGGCGCGATTGGCGATTCCTTTGAACAGGAAATTTTCTTCGGCTTCGTTTGACTGAACGTTACCCTTAATTAACATTTTACCATCATTGAGTTCAATCTCAATATCTTGTTTAGAGAAACCAGCAACCGCTACTTCAATTACGTAAGTATTATCACTTGTCTTTTTAATGTTGTAAGGGGGATAGTTAGGAATATTTTTCGTCATATCGTCATGCATTTTAGCAAGACGGTTAAACTGATCGTCAAAGCCAACAAAGAATTTATCCATGTCTTTAAAGCCAGGACCAAATGTTGTTAGTAATGTCATATTATTCTCCCTTTTTTGCAATACCTGAAATTGCATTCGCGCATGTCTCTGCAGCAATGTTCATTACATCATTTGCAGACTTGACAATTTGTTTCGTAAAGACACGTTGTGCCTCGACAAAAGCAACTAAAGGTTTTTGAAGGGAATCTTCCTTGACTGTTTGTTTCAGGAAGTTAATTTTGGCGTCTTGAATTGAATCGATAGCCATGTTTGCATAGAACATATAGTTTCTCCTATTAAGCGAGTTTAAAATTTGATACCCCGAAGGCGTATCGTTGATCCAGCTTACCGACTACTGGGGTACCTTATCGTTGTACCGGCTTTAGACGCTCCTAAGGTAGAAGAGCCTATTACGTTCCCATCCCGGGGATATATTATATATGCTTTTACTCGTCAGAATCTACTCTTTTTTTACCAATATTATACTTGGTTTGTAAATCCCATTCGTGCTTATCTTTATGTGCAATTACTTTAATCTGCGATAAAGGAGCAAGTTCGGTAAATTTTGTATTATCTATAATCTTTACTAGACCCCAATCGGATAGGAGTTTGGCAATTGTGTTTCTACGTTCTAAATCGTTATCTGATAAATCAGCCTGCTTCCCATCTAAGGCAAAGAGCTCTTTAAAGTGAACGATGTAGTATTTTCCTTGTTTATGTAAGATGTGGCAGGATTGATAAAGAATCTTATCTTTACGTGATGCGACACCAATTCTTGTTAACGTTTCTCTTACTTTTAGAAAATCATCTGGTTGAACAAGTAGGACTTCTAAGGGCACATATCCAGGCAAGTCAATCTTGAAGTACTCGTTTGACATTATTAATTCCACCTTTTTCTAATTTTTGTTCTATCAGGTCAATTTGGGATTGATCTAGAAGGGGGAGTACCTGGCGGGCTTTATCTGTGCTATAACCATAGTATTGTTTAATTACTTCTATCGATTCAATCTTCTCAGCTTTGATCCACTTGTTATAGCGTTTCTTAGGCCTCATCTCATTTGCCTGGATTACGGTATCAGCGCCGTACGAAAGTCCTTTATTTACGATATATGGAACATATTGCTTTTCAGCCCAGTCATCTACCATAAGATCGTTCTTATTATAGGTAATTGCATTTATAAAATCGAAAGGTGAAATAGCAGGCGCCTTATAAGGCTCAATAACTATCTCTACTTTAGGTTCTCCAAACATCAGAACACCATCCTAATTAGACCGACTGTGTCGATTGTGGTGAGTAGTAGATAGTTGGCGAGCATTCCAAATGATTTCCTAGTGTAAGCAGCCCAAGCATACAAAGCGCAGCCAGCGATCCAAATAGGATACAAAACAAGAAGCGGT